ACGCCAAGACGCTTCTGAAATATATTTATCTCAAGCTAAAATAAATAGCGAAAATTATCTATCAAGAGATATACGTTCTACTATGGGGGAGGGCGGAAGTGCAGCGGCTAAAATTAAGGAAGACGCAAATCTTCAAGTCATGCAATCTAGGGCAGAGGTTGCGTTAAAAGGAACGGATCGTCAGCTACAGATTGATGATCTAGATGCTAGAAAGAAGGCTTTGGTAGGTAACAATAAAAAGACAAATACAGAGCGAGCCGATCTTCAAGATAAAATAAATAAATTAACACAGCAAAATGTTGCAGATGGTGAGATGCAAGTTGCGAATGAGGAGAAGATCAATGCCCTCATGATCCAGAGGCTTGAAACCCTTGAAGAGTCCAGAACGTTAGGCGCAATTACAAACTCATTCTTCGTAGATTTAGCTAATGCTAGTGATCCAATAGCAAATTTACAGCGCGACGTGAAGAATTTAGCTGGGTCAATGCAAAAAGGTTTCGAGGACGCCTTCGTGAGTTTCGTTGATGGTACAGCTTCTGCTGGCGACGCTTTTAAAGGTTTTGTACGTAGTATAGCTAAGGAAATGGCTGCTATGAGCGCGCGTTTCACAGCCAATCTAATAACTAATAGCCTTTCGCAGCTTGGGGGAACGGCTTTTCAGTCTGCTCAGTCTTACTTTGGAGGCAGTCAGGGCGGAGTTGTTCGCGCCGCTACCGGCGGACACATTACCGGCGGCTCTGGAGTAAGAGATGATATCCCTGCAATATTAACTGGCGGCGAGTACGTAATTAAAAAGGGCTCGGTAAATAAATACGGCGTCGATTTCCTTGAGAAAATAAATGCACAAAAATTTGCAAGCGGTGGGCAAGCGCTATCAAATCAATACACACTCGGGACCTTCTCTGGTAATTATGCTAAGGGTGACTCTGAAACGCTTCGCGGCGCGCCTACCCCACTATTAGGTGGAGTAGATCTTAACGGCGGATCATTTACTATGGGTCAATACAACATTGATCCCCGGCTAAGTAATATGGCCCTAGGTGACGAAAATAATCCCCAGAATAGAATTAGAGAAGATATGGCTGCGCTCGATATGGAAAGAAAGATAGCTTTTGATGATTACTCTTCGGATAAAAGGCGGGCTTTAGAAAGTTTCCAAAAACAAAAAGATGACGCGGCTACGGCAGCTTTAATTAATGCGGCTGTACAAATTGGAATGGCGGCGATATCAGCTAAAATAAACTCTTACGCGGCCAGTAAACAAACGGCGGGCGCGTCGAAAGATCTAGCCACTTTTAATGCAGAGACCGCTGGCGAGGCAGTCCGAGGATCGACTGCTCCTCTTTCTGCGTCTGGAGTTCGCGGAGGAGAGCTGTATAATCAGGGCGTTACGAGCGTTACTCCAGGAGAGTTCAGCTTTTTTGGGAAAAGCACTCCCGGAAGCTACAATGTAGGAGAGGAGGCTAAACTAAATCCAAACCAATTCAAGGCATACAATTCCCAAATGAACATGATGAAAACTCTTGAGGCGTCTGGAGTGCAATTTGATAAATCGATGAGTGTTCCGGAGAATCTAGCTAACAGAATTGTAGCGACTGAAGTTAAGCTTAACGCAATGAAAAAAGACGTCGGTTTATTTAATAAGATGTTTGGTCGTAATAAGAAAGCTTCTGGCGGATTTATTTCTGATGGTTCAGGAACTAAGGATGATGTTCCCGCTCTGTTGATGGGTGGAGAATACGTGATATCTAAACCGGCTGTCCAAAAATACGGCGTAGACTTTATGAGCCGGGTCAACTCTGGTTCTCTCACGGGATTTGCGAGAGGTGGAAGCGTCGGAGACGTAGCTCCTTTAGGCTCTGGTGGATCTTCTTCTACGGGCGGAAATGAAGATCTAATAGAATCTATAAATAATTTATCAGCTAAAATTCAATCTCAACTAGATAAAACTGGCGGCGGGGCTGGCGGCGGGGCTATATCTAATAATATAGAGATTAATATTAATGTCTCAGAGAGTGGAGAAGTTAAGGGTAGTAACACGTCTTCTGGCGATGAGAAGGCTCAAGGAGGCGACAAAAAGACTTCTGAAGAGGAGAAGCAGGAAGAGAATAAGAAACGTCAAGAATTAGCTAGTATGTTACAAGGGATGATTACGCAAACTCTAGTTAAAGAGCAGCGTAAAGGCGGTCTCCTTGAGAAGTAAAAACGTTAATTCTCTAATTGAATAATTTTCTGTTCAAGCTCTTGAATTTTTTTATCAAGCTTAATCATTGAATCGTTGTAAATTACTTCTGGAGAGGTGCTTCCAATAGTCATTAATGGGTAGCTGTAATTTGGGGTAAAATCTCTCACAATTGAGTATGGCATAGCTTTTGAGCTTCTACCAAGATAAGGGGAGGCTAAAATCATTTTCCATTTATCAAATTTGAAAGATCCACTAGTTACGTAGTTAGGTAGCGGGGTGCTGAAAGATAGGAAGGTGAAAGACGGACTTCTTTCTATCTTGACAATGTTCTTTTCAAAAAAAGTGCTTTTACCAGATAATTCAAATTCAGCAGATATTTCCGCACCATTTCCAGATCCGCCGACTAGTTTTAAGCTGGCTCCAAAAATGTTATTTATGTATTTCCCCTTTTCAATTGGTCTTAATTTGACGACTGCTCCATTTTCATCAATAGCTACGACTTTAAAGCTAGCCCGGCAAGAGGTGTTCGTGTTAATGTCAATGAATGGGTGTCCGTCTTGGATTTCTAAAGTATCATTTTCTTGATAACCTGATCCTCCAGAAACAACACCAGTCAACGTAAAGAATTGATATTCTTTTATATCTATAAATAAAGAATCATTTTCATTGAGGCTGGAAATATTATTTTTGATTAAAATCTTGTTATTTTCAGTTTTTTCGAACTTAAATTCTAACGACTCAGATTGAGTCTCGACGATTGGGTAGAATTCCTGATGGTCTTCTACCTGTAGAAGAGATCCGTTTTTAACTGTTGACCATGCTCCCGCATCTCCTACGGAGTATACTACGTTGCTGCCCTTTTCTGCGGAGATTAATCCTCCATAACTCTTTTTTTTAAAGATCATTTTCTTTCTGGTATTAAAATATTAATAATGAATGGAGTCAGCTTGGCGACTCTGCTATTTTTAGACGTCGGTGAGCTGACGTTTATTGTGGGTAAATCTACATATCCGCACCCCCAATCTTTCATATTTATTTCATATACGACTCCGTTTTTAATGGAGCAAGTTGCCTCTGCCTGCTTACCGACCGACCCAAGACTCATCTTAGTAATGGAGTCCATTTCGTTGCAGGTTGGAGGAGATATTGTAATCTTGGGAGGAGAATCGTACCCTTGTCCGCCGTCGATTATATTTAGATTAGTTATGTTGAAAAAGAAATTATAAAAGCGGCCGCTAGGGTCTTGTAATTGGTTTTTAGTGATATCTCTTAAGTACTGTTTATTGTCGGCGATCATTTTAGTTTTTGTCTGATCCCCTCTGCTTAATGCCTCCATAAACTGCTTGTCTGTGGTCTCGAGTAACGTATCACGATTTCTCCTTACTCTAACATCTAAGACTTTCTCGGAGTAATTTTCAACTAACTTTAAATTACCATCTTCATTTTCTAAACTAGATAAGAATAATGGATCTAGAATATTACTGCCCATGTCGCATGTAGCCTGAATTGATTCTTTTTCAATCTTAAATTTACTTAGCATTCCGTCAAGGTCCTCTTCGGAGAGACCATCTTTAATTAGGAGGAATTTTGGAGTCTTTTCGCCCTTAATTAGCACCGCTATGAATTTTTTCATCAGTTAGATTATATAAGATTTTTCCCTAAAGAAAGATGGCTTATTTTAGCTACTCTATATTAGAGTAAAGAACTGCTCCGTCTCTTTGCCCGTTACAGATCATTCCTATGCCGTATACGAGTTTATATTCTATTCCTCCTTCACCATTACTGTAGCCTTTCTGGATCATGGCTGCTTTAGCCGCAGGGATGGGGTTACTGTTATTGAAGAACCACCAGTTATATGAGTAGCTGACATAACTTTTTGGGTACGCAAAGATGAGTTTATCTAGCGTAATTACAACGGAGATTGTATCTTCTGTTGCAGTTCCAGCAATGCAGTTGCCCTGCGTTATGTGTATTCTGCTTTCCGTTGGAAGTGGTTCGTCTAGTAAAAAAGAAAGCGTATAATCTAAAGCGTTGCTAGAGGCAATTAAGATCACGCTAGCGCTTGAGCCGAAAGCGAAAATCTCGGCCTCGATAGATGTTGGGGCCCACGATACTGTTACGTTACTCAACATCGTAAGACCATTTCCATACCACTGGCTATAGAAGGGGGTTTCGTCTCCACCTACGCTGGGTGGATTACTAGCGTTAAGAAGTATAGAAAATTTAAAATAAGCTCTAAACGCAGATTTAGGGTCCGCCTCACCTCTTACTAAAGTTAGTACTGCGGGTGATATATTGTAACTTTTAGAATCATTTATTATAGCTCTAGCTGGATCAGCCGCTTCTTGTATTTTATAAGCGCCCACTTCAATCGCGTCTAAAAATGCGAAGCTGACGTATTTTTTCTTTAAAATATCAACCTTTAGATCAAATCTACCACCTTGAGTAAATACGGTGTCCCGAAGGTCTATAACTTTCGCCGAGATTCTAGCTTGGTATGCTACTGAGTTTGTAGCATCTAGATTACTCGTTGTTGAGTTTGCTTTTATAAATTTTGTAATCGGGATTTTTTCTTCATAAAGATCAGATGTAAATATTCCTTCCTCGTCAGCAGAACTCCCCCACGAGCGATTTTTTAGATTTTTACTATTAAACCATCTATCAGAAACGTAGATTACTAAAACGCTCGCGTCTCTATAGTCTATCATTTGGAGAGGTTGAATAAAGCCTCTAGAATCTCGCTTGACAACAAAGGATAAAGTTCCATCCTGATTAAAGTATTGATCCGTGACGCAAAAGGTTGCTTCCGAATTGTCTGCACCTAGAATAGGTAGTGTAGCGTAATTATCTGCAAGCTCATCGGATAATTTATACTCTGGTTTTTGAGATTCTTTTGGGTTATACACACTGAAAAATGAATTTTTCTTTTTAGGGTCTGCGTTGTCCCCATCCGGGATGGACGCCTTGCCTTGACTTAATCTAAAAGATGGAGTGCATATAGTTTGAGCAGGTTTTGGATTTCTTACCTCTATAATGTCATAACCCTTATTTATGTTAGGCAGATCTTTAGAGTTTGAAGACCAATTGTTGCCAACAATCTTTTCCTTACCAGTGATGAAGTATCCTACTGAACTGCAATTGTTTCTACTAACAGCCTCAACGACAACGTCGTAATTTCTAAATGGGCCGCTATTACCAGAAAAATAATCTCCCGAAAATTGAGCATAAAACGTCTTATTACTGCCTGCTAATTGTGTAGCTGTGGGGAATTTGTAACTGGAATTGGACACTACGGGGTATTGTCCACTCTCCCTGTTAAAGCTAGAGTCTCTAACTCTACCTCCTGTATTTAATGCAAATGGGATGGTTATTTCATTCGCGGCTTTATCTCCACCGAGAGCCTGCGCCCCCGCACCGTGTCCTGTGATTTCAAAATAAATATATTTTGAAGGCAGGTTCGTTGGACTTGGCTCTCTAGCTGTCAGTCTGAATGAGACTCCTTGATCTTCTATCGAAACGCTTTCCTCGTTGCCTTCTGGGAGAGGTATTCCAAATTGCCAGGTTAGAGATGGCTCTTTAGCCAAAATAAGCGCTTCATTAGTATAATTACTTATGTATCCTGGACCTTTTAATAACTTTTTAGCCGCGTAGTCAATCCCGACGTTTCCAGATAGCATATCAATGAGCCTTTGACCTTCAGAAATGTATGGCAACCCACCTCCAGAGGCTTGAGCGTAAAATAGCTGGTCTGTAGGAATGAGGCTATTAACGCTAAAGTAGGTTATAAGATCTTGTATATTAGCTGTTGTTATAGATCCGCTAGCAGGACTAGCGGACACGAGTCCTTTTTTATTTGTAGAGTATGCTCTAAAATAGTAAGTACTATTCGACTCTGGGATAAAAGATCTCTTTTCCGTAACTTGGTTCTTAAGCACGGATTGCACTAAGAAATTATCTATTAAATACTTATTATTTGGGGGCTTATTTGAGACCGTTAAAGACTGAGCTTCTGTAAAATCTGAAGCGGTCCACACTCCGTCTTTAGCGTAAACTGTGTATCCGACTAGTCTTTCAACGTTCGATGGAGGCTCTATAAAGTATGAAATTTTATTAATTTGCATTTCGCCTTTTAGCATCAATGAGTCGTTCTCTAATGTTATAGAGAGTGGGGCGGATGGAGCTAACGTGGAGTCTTCCGACAAGGGTACTCCGCTATCTATCAGATCGTATTTTTTACCATTATATTCTAAAGCCATAATCCCATACTCCGTGGGGCTCTCTTCTTTTATATTGATTATCCTGAATTGTTTTGGAGGGTTCGAATCAATTGGGTCGTCGCATGTTATAGAAAACACGTTTCTGCCTGAAATGAGATAGTTGGTCTCATCGAACGATGAATTAAAATATATCTTAGTCTTCTCTTCCCCTTCCTCACCAGTAATGTAATTAACAGAATCGTTTGTAAATATTTTATTTTGAATGTGAGGTCTTCTTATGTCTGGTATGTCAGTAGATCTAAACCCGCTCGTTATCCCTGTCGTAATAAAACTGGGATCAAGATTGAACGTTGGAGTTATTAAGGATAAAACATAATTCACTCCTCCAGAGAAGTGTATTCTAGCGTCTAAAGTTACTGAAGAAACGTTTTGAGCTCCTGAATTTCTTAAATCAAAAATTTTACCACCTAAGCGTTTAGAAGATCTACTTCTATCTTGAACGTTAATTACGTCGCCAGGCTTTAGAAGCATTCCCTCTAGGCCGGCTGTGAAGGATACAGTTTCTGTTTCAGTGTTTTCCGTCTGCTTCATCCATTCCGCATATCTAAGGGCGTAGGATTTCTTCACGCATCCGAACGCACTTATTTGTTTTTCAACTACCCCGTTTCTTTTTATGGAAAGCGAGTCTTCTAGATACTCGATAGCAGGTTCGTAAAAATTATTTTTATCATTAAATCTTACAAGAAATACGTTTCCGCGACTTTGGCTAGATGACCCTTGATAGGAAAATCCTCCATCCTTAATATTTGAATTAGAGAAAGTGTAAATTGGGTCTTTCACAGAATCGTACGTGGAAAAAATACTTCCAGCCATGAAGTAAGTTAACCCACGGAAAACGGAGCTGAAATTTTTCAAAGCGTCGAAAGCCTCCGACCTTTCTGTAATGTAAGCGTTTATTACGTAACGAGCTTCTGCGCCGCCTTCGCCGTCAGAAACCATTACGTCGCAATATTTAGCAAGCTCGTAGAGGCTCCATTTGTCGATATCTTCTTCTTTTATGTATTTACCTAACCCATATCTCCTACTAGTCAATAAATCATAATAGCACCAAGCTGGATTGTCAGTCCAATATTTATCATCTTTAAAAGTCCCATCCCAGTCTCCATCGTACGTTTTTAATATAGGGTCATAGTTGGTTGGGATCTTAACTTTTAATAGTCTGACGTCGTAAGTCCTTTTAGGGATGTTTGAAAAGAAGTCCGCGACGAATTTCGAAGAAACGATCGCCGAGTTGGGATAGGTAAATTTTTGAGAGTAAATCTCAACTATGCTATCGATTGTGGATCTGTTGTTTTTTGCCCTTACTGTAGCGTCAGGAGTAACTCTCGTAACTTTAATTTCAAATCCTTGAAAGTCTGAATTTTCTAGGTCTTGTACGGTTTTATAAAATGGGAATCTATACTCATAGATGAATCCGTTTGTTAGCTTTGCCACTATAGTAAACCTATATGGAAGGCTGAATCTTTCCGGAGTTCTGTTCGCGAAGACTCTCCTAAAAGAAACTTCGAAGCCCAATTGTATTGGAATTGTATCTCCGGATCCTTCTCCGGGATTAACCGGTTCAAATCTTTTACTTGCATCATTTATAGTCTCAAACGCTCCATCCAACCTAATGAGGAGCTTTATTGCGTCGCAAGACCTGTTTAAAATTTTGTAAAATTTAGAAAAATAATACGCTTGTTTTTCTTCGTTTGGGGACCCTGTTCTCGTATTTGGCCCTCTTATTCTTTCTCCTATTCTTCTTACTACTTGCAAAGGGTGAGAAGTTATATCTTCAATCCCAATCCCTGGGTTGGGTAGCCCTGGGGTAAAGTTGATGTCCACTTGCTGGAAGTTGAATTTGCCTTCTTGGTCAATAACTGGAGTTTGATTATAATAGACTGATTGTAGATACGTATACTCTTTGTTATTTAAATTAACACTTTGATTAGTCTTGAAAGATGATGAGGCGTACCCTATTTGGCCTAGGGGTTTTGGAACAAAAGTATATTCTCCAGAAGATAAGCCCTCTATTTCCCCCTCCCCTACTAAGTCAAGAGTCTTAATTTCGGTAACGGATACAGCTCTTTTAACTCCTCCTAATCTAGAATCTTGACCGGCCAATTTATAATAGGCTGCATCTGCATCGGAGAAGGTTCGAAAATTGGAGGGCGACGCATATGTATCATTCGCGCTAACAAGCTCATGCGCCCCTCTGAAGACCTCCTTTGCGGAAGGGTCGTTAGATGACTCTGCGGGAATTATACTTACGCGCGGAGTTTGTATATATGGATCAGTAGAAGGAATACCCACGTAATACCCTTCTAGCTTAGCAAACATATCAAGCTCTTCTTGAGAAAATAAAGACTCTTTTCCCTCTGGGATATATCCTATGTATAACGCTCCCTCTGGAGTATCGTAAGGTTCGTGCGGAGTCGGAGGGGACGGAGCCTTTCCTCTTGCTCCTGCAATTGAAATTAATTTATTTAACTTTTTCATATTATGAAGAGAGAATACTTACTCTTCCGTCTTTGTATTTAACTTCGTACGTTGCCGTGATAGAAACCCCTCCTACAATTAATCTCCCATACCCGACTGGAACCGGTCCGCCTTCACCCACTGTACCTTCTGGTCCGTCGAAAAGAAAAGATTGACCGAAAGATTTTTTTGCTCCAGGATCTTTAAAGTCGTCGAATTTAGGAGGCTCTGCTAGAAGATTAGATACTCCAGCGGCTACTAGTCCAATGCCCGCCAGGATAAACGTCGTCGCAGTCTGAGCTCCGGTCATTCCTAAAAGTCCAGCTCCCCCAATTGCGCCAATCCCTGTAGCTATCAATATAACTCCAACGATAATAATAAAAATAGACATAAAGTCGCCAGATCCTTTAACCATAGGAATGACATCGATCGTTTTCAAATTTCCATTTTGCATGAAAAGCTCAGATTCAGAGGCCTTCTCTAGGGAATCTATCTTGGAATGGCTACTTGCCAGTTCTTTCCCGTTTACAAGAACTCTATAGTCGGCATTTAGATTCTCTTTATCTTCTAAAAAGAACTTTGTGAATTTTCTACCAGATAAGCTATCCACGGCGCGAAAAGCCTCTTTTATGCTAGAGATTTTAACGTTGAACTCTCTACCCATAAATTTGCCAAATTTGCCATGAAATTTTATAGTCGTTAGTCCTTCTTTCATAATAGAGATTTGTGTCTTAAGTAAATTACGCTTAAAGAATTCTCGTCTAAAACTTTATCTATAGGCTCGCAAACGGAGACTTTTCTTCGGACAGTCAGGAACGTGTTGTCGGTGTTAAATACTCCGCAATGAATGCGGGATTCTGGGAGGAAATCTTTTAGTTTGCTTAAAAAAGAGTCGTGCATTTTGGGAGCTTTAACTTGAACGAATTCCTTTAAGAGAGCTTCTAGGACGGACTCTTTTTCCGTAGCTTTTGTAAAGGCTCTATATAAACTAAGGCATGGGGAGCATAGCAACTTATTATACAATGTCATATGCTCAGATTTTTTGAGATATTCTATGGTCAAACCAAGGGTCTCCTCGTAATACTCTTCGACTAAACTCGTGCATGTAAAAACTGGAGGAAAGTATGGCCTGCCAATAAGCGGCAGTTTTTTGTTTGTTGGGTTATAAAGCTTAAAGTCGTCTAGAATAACATTATATAACACGAAAGGGATTTTTATTTTTTCCGACACAGCTAAATCTTCTGAAGAGAAATTTTCACATCCGTCTCGCGTGTGTGAATGATATACTACAATTATTTTTTCATACTCTTTGACTTCGTCGAATATTGAATTATCAATTAGGAACTTTTTCTCTGAATTAAAAATGTTTTTAGATTTTAATACCTTTTGTCCAGAGTCTGTATCTATGACGATGCCGCAGCTTTCTATTGGAAATACTTCCAAAGAGTGCTCTTTTATAATCCGTTTGGATTCTGATGTTAGTTTATCCAGCATATCTGTAACATTTTGCATGAGCTCGATTATCTAGAAAATATTTATCAAATAAAGCAAATCCATTTTTATTTTTATGTAAGAAGAAGTTTTCAAAATAAATCATGGCGTGGATGATGTTTAATCTTTTGAAAAAAACAACGTCTTCATTTTTGAGCGTGGAATACTCAACTTCTTTAAAATGAGCCTCCGACATACAACTACAGATTAGCTCGTCAGAGAGACTATTAAACTCTATGTTTTCTGGAGAAAGTTCTACTAAGGCTTTAGTTTTGTCTGATATAAATTCGTCGAACTTTATTTTGAGTTTTTCTTCGAAATATATTTTTACAAATTTAAGACAGTTCATATCGTTTGAGCTATACTTTTTCATATCAAAGCTCTCCATTAATAAATTAAAGGCATCTCCTTTTATTGAGTAAACTATTAATGGTAATGAATACTGCTCTTGATAAAATTTATCCGCAGGGGAGAAGTCTTCCGATCCGTTTGGGTGAGAATGAAAGACGAACCTGGCTCCGTTGTTTATGTTTTTTAAAAAATCTTCTGGACTTATAACAAATTGACTTTCTGGGCTATTTGATTTATTATCACATAGAACAACTTCATCATTACTTAAAACAAAACCGCAACACTCTTTAGAAGAGTCTTTTAAGGCATATTCCTTTATTTGTTTTTTGATTTTATCTTTAATCATATTAAACAGATGCCGCCTTCCTTACCGCAGCAAAGCCCCCAAAAGGTAGACCTTTCTTTTGATTGAATCTTAGTTTGCACCCACGAATACTTTTGTCGCACTGGTCTGCCCCCCAATAAGAAGAGTTGGGAGGTGCGACGTTTGTATGCTCTGCCTTGCATACAAAATAATATCTTATATCATCTTTAACAATAAAAATGTATTGTCCAACGAGGTACTTAGAATTTTTGGTCCATAAGCCTTTATTGCTAAGTTTTATCTTATCGGGGAGGTAGGACTCCGTTGCTTCTGGAATCTTTTCGAATCGCATATTGTTTGCATCAGCGACTGGTTTGGCGTCGGGGTGTATTGCGGCGCTAGGAGGTCCGGAGCTTGTAAAGCCATGTATGTTCTTTTTTAGATTCGTGTCGTAGCAGCAACCTTCTCCTCTATACTGCCAGACACATTTATCTTGTAAAACGATCCTGTTTGGGAGCCCCGTGTTATCTATATCAAGAGTTGAAGCTAGTTCAAACTCTAAATAAGTTTCTGTTTCGGCTGTTTTTCTAAAAAAATAAAAAATATCTAATCTTAATATCGCTTTTGGATTTTCCTCGTGATTGAGAATCTGACTCAATAACTCTTTGGAATTTTCCTTGTCAATGAATTTAGTAAAAGTTCTTCTTCTAATAAGCTTGCCTTTTGTAAGATCTCCTAGTTCTAAAATTTTAGCTTTTAATAAAGCCATCGCTTGTGAAGCTCTGGCGTTTGCTGTGATGGACAGTTTTGGCCTAGGCATTGACCCTTTAGTAGTATATTCTATATCTTGTATAATTATCGGGGCTGCGTGATAAGCTTTTCCCTGAAAAAGGATTGTTTTCGTGGTGAAATTTAAACAGTTATGAAATCGGAAAACTCTTTCTGAATCTGCTGAGCTAGCGGGGGTGTTGAATATTTTAGTTGCTAAAAGAAGATTATCGAACAAGATATCTTCTAGGTCTATTTCAAAAAAGTCAATAATTCCAGCGGGGTTCGTCTTGGGAAGCTCTGCATTTATTATCTTAGAGTTAGTTTTAGCTTGCTCTACGGTAATTGCCCGGTTGTCATTGTAAATAGGCATTTAGAATGGGACTTGCTCAAAAGTCGTAGTTATGTCATTGTTATCAAAAAAAACTATCGTATGAACCCAGCTTCTGCAAACGAAGTTCCTTAATAATGCGTACGGCTCCGGAGGTGTGAATAGGAAAGATTCTACGGCAGCTCTTTCTTTAAGGAAGTTGAGAATAGCAGCGGTCTCCATTGAGCTCCTTGAACTGAACGATATATTTAATTTTAATAAAGAGCTATTTATGCCGTCTTGGATTCTCTGTTCATATCCGTCTCCAAACTTAGTCAATCTAACCTTTGGCTCTACGCTAGTGCTTATGCCATAAGATGGGAGAAAGAAAAAATAAGGTCTCTCGATGGAGTTTGTTTCACTTAGGGTACTTCCAAATGGATCTATAAGTCTTCCTCCCCAGAAATTTGTATCGTTTTTAGGAAGGTCCGTTCTTCCAGAGTGACTCGATAGAGCGTAATAGGTAAAATTATTGGATTTTACTATATCGTATTTTTGATAGGTCGCTCCAGAGACCCAGTCAAGCGTCTTTCTTAAAATGTTAATTGCCATGCCTTTATCCTTTCTGTATTTTACACGTTTTAAACTCCCTTTAATAATATAAATAAGTGTAAAAATATAAAATGTCTTTAGGAAAAATAACAAGGGAGGAGCAACACTTCTTTATAAATACCGGGCAGGTCTTCGGGGTTCAGAGTGTTCAAGCTACTATCAACTTGCCAACTTTGCCATTAAGGTATATAGGTTTCACAAGCGGGAGTTACGTGTCTAATGGTCCAAAGATTGCAGAGTTCACAATTAGCCAGTTTTTAATTACAGATGACGTATTCTTACAGTACACTGGGGACTTTGGCTTTGACGGGTACCTTTTGCGCTCAAGGACTGATTTTTCTAAAAATTACAGTTTTAAATCGGGATATTTGACAAATTATGCCGTAAAGTGCTCCGTCGGAGCCGCAATAGAGGTTTCAGCCACTATAAATGCCTATGTAGATGCTGGTAATTTAGATACGGTGGGCATTCCTAGTCAAATAACCGGTAGTAGTTCTTCGTTCCCGCTAAAAATAGCGGACCCGCGCTCTATTGAAATAAATATTGACGAGTTTAATACGAATAGAGTTACTTCTTTCGATATAGGGATAGCATGTAATAGATTTCCTATTTATATTTTAGGCTCTGGAGCACCTCTTGATATTAGAAGCCAATACCCATTTGACACTTCTGTAAAGTTTCAGTTTGAGGTAGACGACTATTCGGGGATAAAAATGTCCAACTTCCCATGCAATAGGGACGTTAGAAACCTAAGTATTCAAGTAAAAGACTTCGAATCAAGCGCGGTTATATCTAATTATGAGTTTAAAAACATGACAAAGATATCTGAAGCTTATTCTTCAAACGTAGAAGGAGTATCAACTATGTCAATAGAATATAGAGGTTTTATAAATAGATAAGTGTAAAAGGTTAATAAGGTAAAAGGATGATTTATTTTGATCAATGCGAAGTGTCAATAGCCGGAACTGGTATCATGGCTAATCAAGTGTCTTTGTCAAATTCTAACTCCTTAACCCCAATTAAGGTTATTGGTAAGCGTGGCGTATTGACACAGACCTTGACTAATGATATAACTTCTAATCTCCAGATAAGCTACTATCTTGAAACGGATAATGAGCCCAATTTCGCGATAGTCCAGGAAATAAAAGATTTTTTCTCGAAAGACGAAATTTATACACCAAGGACTGTAGTCGTCGGCGGAATAACCGGGCAATATTATTTAAATAAATATTCCATAAAAGCCACCCCCAATAATGTTCTTAACGCGACTGTGGATTACTTGGGGTATGGGGGAGTGTCTGGGGATTTTATTGAGAAAAATAATTCTATAGTATATAATAAAAGCAATGGAGAACAATTAGGCTTATATGTTTTTATTACAAGTACTGGGAATTTCGCGGCGAATAAGAGTTTAAGTTTTGATTACTCGTTCTCGTGTCAATGGCAGCCGATTTACACTATCGGACAAAGGCAGCCTAGAGAAGTTAAGCTTTTAGGGGCGTCAGAAGAGATTACTATAGAAAGAGAAAACTACCACAATCTAACATTCTCTGGAGACTCGGCCGCCATTGCGCTTTTTAATTCTAGCGAAAATGAAACAGTTAAAATTTATGGAATTAAATTTACTTGCGACCAAAATGTTACGAACGCTAAGGAGATTAGCCTTTCAGGGTTTAGGGTGAAGCAATCTGATGTATCAGTTTCTACTGACAGTTTCCTTTTATCAAAAGTCTCTTTCTCAAAATTTTATTAAAAAATGATTTATAGTTACAAAAATATAGACGTAAATCTGTCGAAGATGAGAGCTACTGGGGTGAGCGGGATCCCAGTCGTAACTAAATCTCAAGAATATTTTTGTCAAAGTTTAAACCTACAATCTTCTGCCGACTTAGACGCAAGTTATCTATTGCACGGTAAGTTTGTTGAGAGTTACGCTCCTAGAGGTGGAATTAATGGTGCTTTAAGAATATCTTATTATTTAACCGGGGAGGATTTGATCAGAGACTTCTTCTCAGACGATTTGTCTGATGTCTCTGGAAACGTTGGGGGTCTATTTTTTGAAAAAGGTAAGGTCTCATCTTACTCTATAAGCGCTAGGCCTAATTCGCCAATTCTTGTAAACGCAGAGATTTCTTTTTTTAACGAACTGAGTGGGGCTTTTAAGCCAGTCTTTAAACCGGCTCCTTCTGTAGACGTTTTTAACCATTATAATACTTCTTTTGAGAATCTCTCTCCAGAAGTCCTTGGTTCTGACGCGATAATTTTTAATTTCGATTATAGTTTTCAAAATCAAATAAAACCGATTTATAAAATTGATTCTGGCGTTGGCCAAATCGCTCCGACAGAAATAAATATCGGAATGAAAACTTCTACTTTGAAGTTAAATACGGATAAGATTACCGGAAAGATGCCTTTTTCTGGGCAGAAAGCCGGGGTGAGAATTGGTCTTAGAAATTTCACCGGAAGTTTAGTAGATACGTTCCACATTTCAGGGATAATCACTGAAAAAAATATTTCTACTTCAGAAGATCAAATCATTAATAGTGAGATTACGATTCGTCAGTCGAATACGGCGAAAAATACACCAAGCGTTAACGGCTCTACTTATTCTGAGTATGGGTCAAATACGTTAATTAAGATTTCTGGGAGTAATTTAGATGAGATATATACTTTACGGATAGGAGATTTTTTTTATCATTTAACAGAGCCGTTCCTAAGTTCTGGAGACTTCGTATCTAGATTTATAGATACAGATGAGACTACTTTTACGAAGCTGGTTGGCTCCGACGGAAAGGTCGAGATAGTTATACTTGCTCCTGGATTTCATTCTCCAGGAGATATTCTTACTTTAGTGGGCAATGGCGCGGGAATAAATGTGTCTGGTATAAATTGGACTGTGCCAATTCCTTTGGTAACTGGCGCGTCACCAAATCCACAACATATAGGGTCCTTAATTGATATATATGGGGCGAGTTTTTATGGGGTGGATAGAGTGTTTTTAGGCGGCTCTGAATTTAAGACTTTTAACCAAGCCGGGTCTAAAACGCTAAGTGACTGCTTAGTGCCAGATGACGCAGAGAGCGGCATTCTAAGAGTGGTTCGACGTAATGTTACCGGGTCGGGGGCTTTTGCATTCTACCCTTACCCGAAAATAACCGGATTGAACCAATATACCGGAATAATAGGTCAGAATATAGAAATATTAGGAGCCGCCTTTAATCACGTAACTGGAGTTAGGTTTAATCAAACTCTGGCCAGTTACACTATAGATTCAAATTTTAAAATAACTGCGAAAATTCCGAGCGGAAATATCCAGGGGCCGATTTCTGTTTCTGGGTATACGGGGACTTTTTCTACTACGGATTTTAATTTTGAGGCGGTACCAATCATTACTGGTCAGTCGCCAGCTACCGGAGTAACAGGGCAGGCGACTAGTTTGCTGGGTACTGGAATAATTCCTGAAATTTTATATTCCCCATACAACGACAACAGGTTCTTAGTGAGGTTTAACGGAGTGAATGCTACAGGATTGTTTCATTTCGTCTCCGGGTCATTAACTGGGCTTGTCCCGGATCGGGCTAAAAAAGGAGCCCTTAGTCTCATAAAAAGTCTAGAAGGTGGAGACTACGTTTCCTCATATAATTTTAAGATGAGTGGGTCCAGCTTCGCCTTAATCTCTACTCTGCCTGAGACCGGCTCGGTCTCGTTCTTTTCAAAAGGTCCATCTCTCGAGGATATCACCGGCGTAATTTTAAAAAATACAAGGACGGATCAAAGGTTTATAATTCCGAGTGGTCGGAAGGTGGGGTTTGAGGTCTTTGAAATATCAGAGCAGGACGGGAATGGAGAGTTCCTTTATGGACTGAGCGTGAATGGTTTAACGGGGACTGGATTTCAAATTGAAGGCTCGCCTTCTTCAGATAAGCTGACAGAGGGGCGGTATAACATAATACTTTCTGATTCGAGTAACGTTTCTAAAGAGTTTTCTCAAAAAGATGTAAATACGTTTTACTTTGCAACGAAGCCTGAAATAAGTGGATTTTCTCCGCTGAGTGGTGTTATTGGTGACTTTATACGTTTTTATGGAACAGGTTTATACGATGGCTCGTCAATAAAAATAGCAACCACGGGTCAGCTAAACGTATTAGGAACTTCCTTTGATGGTGATAGTGGTTATAACTCTTCTGTAGTTAAGATTAACGGAGGGACTTTACTAGATCACTTTTCCTCGGACACCTCGCCTCCGGTAGAGTTTGTAACAGGATTTCTTACTTTTAAGAATAGGTTTTCATCAGAACCCGCTACTGGAAATGTGTATGGAATGGTTCCGTTTAAATTGATCGGTCCGCCTTACATAAGTGGGTTTACTCCTACCGAGGCATCATTTGATGAAACTGTTACTATAAGTGGATTAGGGTTTATAAATGTTTCATCATTAAAGATGACGAATAACGGAAGCTCTATAGACAGTTTTAATATAATTGGAACAACTGGAATTAATTTTCAAGTAACTAGGAAGATGATAAATAGTGGGGCTGGTGGTGGCCGCTTAGTATTGATTGCCACGGGCGGAACTGCGATTTCCGAAAAAGATTTACTACTTACATACCCAGCGTCTATAGGCAGTGGATTTTCCCCCCAGCCAGCTATAGTTGGCACAGAAGTCATATTGACCGGAAAGAACCTAGATTCAATTGTAAGGTTAAGTTTTTCTGGATTGAACGGTTTAGAAAAGAGCGTTTCTATTTCAGACAGTCTAGGCCTTGGCAAGTTTACGATCCATCATGATCCTACTTTCTTCACTGGAGAGTATCACATAAAATTTATTAGCCCTACTCAGGTGTCTGGGGGGAACTTCGTAAAATTAATCTCTGCTTCAAACGATTCATCGCTTACTTTAACCAAGTTTGAAAATAAGGGAGGTCAGCTTTTTGATGTTAGCGGGGTTTTCGAATCTGGTGACGTAGGGCCTACCCCCACTGACTTAGCGGATAACTTTTCGTTTACGGGAGTATCTGGGGACACGTTCCGTATAAGCGGATCTGGGTTTTCGCAGTCGAACGTCAAGGTATTTTTTGGAACTGGGTATGAAAATGGGAAACTTCTCGCCGCGTTACAGAATGTCGTAAGTGATTCTTTCATTACTGGAAGAATGGAGGCTGGGTTGAATGAAAGGATTTTCATTTCTGGATCTAGAAACGGAGTCTTTCAAGTCAGAGAGCTTAATCCTTCAATTTTACTCCCACAAATTAATGGTTTGTCTAAAACAGTGTTTATTGAAGGGGACTCTTTTAAAGTTACGGGAATAAATACGCTCTCCCTTTCTGGAGAGTCTCCTGAAACCGGAAACTTGGTCGGAGACCCTTTCTTGGGGGTAAGACTAAATACAAACGTAAGGTTGGCAATTACTGGATTAAGATACGGAAGTGCTATTCCTGAAGTCGAGTTTCTAAATTATAATATTTCGGGGTTTGAGTTGGTTGGCGGGAATCTCAACTTCTCAGGGCAAATAAATGCTGAGTTCGCTGGCACTGGGCGGGCGTTTTTAATAAATATTTCCGACATTGGATCTTTGGGGCCAGCAGTTCCCTATTACATGACACATAATAGTGGTAACTTTTTTGATTCAGGTTTTACTAAAAATTATTTAAACTCCAAAATCCTTTCTGCATTCAATACTACAGTCACTATTAATGAAAAGCAGGCTACTATCAGTGGTTTTTCACCCAAAATTGGACAATTAGATTCTACAGTGATTGTCAGTGGGACGAGCTTGCGAGCTATAACTGGGGTGTCTTTATTCAGTGGATCTACTGAGTCTGCCTCTTCTGTTCCATTTGGATACGAGTGTCTTTTCTACGATGTTGAGAAACCTATCAATTTCGGTAGAATAAAGTTTACTGTCCCAGCTGATTTTACTCAATCGTCTGGACGGCTAAGGTTTAGGTCTAAAAATTATACTACAGACACTAGTAATTTCTTCAAAATACTATCTGAAAGCTCTTCAGCTATTTTCCCTACTGGCGGAGTAGCTGGAGACGTAATTACCCTAAACGGCTCGACATTTAGTTCTACATCTAGGGTAGATTTTGTTAGTTTAGATAACGAAATTGTATCTGGACAATTTACTATAGTAAATGACTCACAAATAACCGTTATTATTCCAGTCGAAGGCAGATTAACTGCTCCGCAGGTAGCTTCTATAAAAATAACTAATAGCGACGGAAGCATCAACTTGGGTAATTTTGACGTTAGACAAGGCTCGGAGAAATTTTTTGGAAATATTCAAGCCACCGGATTTATAAGTGGATTAAACTTCTTGGGGTCTGGACTCGGGGGAAGGCCGACCGTAAATGGGACTGGTGTTTTGTTGGTTGGAGAGGCTGCGGCTGGCGGAGGCGGAGGCATTATTATCTCCGGGGGGTTAGACACTAATTCTGCGTCCCAAATATTTACTGGTGATGGTGTTAAAGTTTTATTTGGATTAAATTCTGGTATTCATACTGGAATTAACGGCAGTACCGATCAAATAAGAGCGGCCTCTGTTCTGGTATCTCTTGACGGCTTACTACAAGATCCAGTACAGCATTATACTATAACGACACATCTGGTTGGGGTGGCTTACAGCGGCCTTTTATTTGCCTCAGCGCCAGTCACCGGAACAGAAATAGAAGTTAGAAGATTCGGAGACACGGTAACGTTAGACTTTACAGGTGGTGGTGGTGGTGGTGGGATAAGCGCTAATCAAGCTATTATATATGCTTTAGTATTCGGATGAGTGTAAATACAATATACATATGGCTATAAAGAATGAAATAATAACATCTAGTTTGATAAATGTCATATCTGGCACTAGTTCTACTAGCCCTGTTAGCGTAGGTATTTATCTTTGTAACTTCAGTCCCAGTGATGAAATACTTAATATTTATGTTAGAGCTACTGGTGAAGCGGCGAGTAATAAAAATACAATTTTAAGTAATCTATTAATGCTTTCTGGAGATACTTTCCATTTTCCTTCTGAAAAATTTATTTTAAGTAGCGGGGATATTATTTCTGCTAGTGGGCGAACTGGAGGTAGAGTCTCCATAACTTCAACTTTCTTGAATATATAATATGGCTCAATTTATTGATAAAAGAAGTAATGACTTAAGGTTGACTATAGGTAGTCAAACAGTTGAAGCTTATATCGTAGGCCCAATAGGACCAGCCGGAACGAGCGGGACTGCTGGAAGTAGTGGGACGAGTGGATCATCTGGTTCTAGTGGAAGCTCTGGCTCTAGTGGAGGTACTGGCGCTAGTGGATCATCTGGCTCTAGTGGATCATCTGGCTCTAGTGGAACAGCTGGAACTAGTGGGACAGCTGGTTCTAGTGGGACAGCTGGAGCTGCTGGAGCTAGTGGAAGTTCTGGAACAGCTGGAAGTAGCGGGTCGACTAATGGATCTAGTGGAAGTTCTGGTTCTAGTGGTTCTAGTGGAAGTTCTGGTTCTAGTGGAACATCTGGAACTAGTGGAAGCTCTGGCTCTAGTGGCTCTAGTGGCTCTAGTGGAAGTTCTGGCTCTAGTGGAAGTTCTGGATCTAGTGGCTCAGCTGGAAGTAGCGGGTTTACTAATGGATCTAGTGGAAGTTCTGGTTCTAGTGGTTCTAGAGGAAGTTCTGGT